GAGTGTCCAGACCTAAACACTGAGGGTGTAGGTTAAAATGTACTCCGAACTTACGAGATGATAAATCGTAAGAATGTAAGGATAAAGAGCCTTACAGGTAACATATTGAATGGAGAAATTCTGCATGGTAATTTGAATGAAGTTTATCCAATGCGAGTATTGGGTGAGCCTACTGTACAAGGTACTAACTATGTTTATAAGGTAGAAGCATATGGCTTTACAGGTGGTGTTCCTGCTGAGCGTCTTTTGACAGGAGAGCTTTTCTCTTATGCTTATGCACCATCAACAGAAGCTCTTTCTAAGAGTGTCGGTGATGTACGTTATTCAAGTCACTTCTCAATGAGAAATGAGTGGTCACACGTACGTTTGCAGACAAAAGTTCCTGGAAACATGTTTGGTAAAAAACTTGCAGTTGGTCTGCCAGTTATGAAAGAAACTGAATCAGGTGAGAAAGTTGGTAAAGTAATTACTACTTGGATTGACAATGTAGAGTGGCAGATGGAGCAAACATTCTCTAAATATAAGAATAACATGCTTGCATTTGGTAAATCTACTAGAACTGATTCTGGTGATTACCTTAACTTCGATCATCAAACTTCTGAAACAATCAAAGCAGGTGCTGGATTGTTTGAGCAAATGGAAGCTGGTAACACTTTCTACTATAATAAGTTCTCTTTGAAACTTATTGAGGATGCTCTTTGTGAGTTGTGTGATGCTAAGATTGACATGGGTAACCGTTACTTTATAATCAAGACTGGTTCACGTGGTGCTATTCAATTGCACAAAGCTATTCTTGATACTGTAAGTGGTTGGACTCAATTTACTATTAATGCTGATGCATTGAAGATAGTTGAGCGTACTTCAAGCAATCTCCACAGTAATGCACTTACTGCTGGTTTCCAATTCACAGAGTTTAAAGCTCCTAATGGTGTACGTGTTAAGATTGAAGTAGATAATTTCTATGATGATCCAATCCAAAATAAGGTAATGCATCCTAATGGTGGTCCTGCATCATCTTATCGTTATGATATCTTTGATATAGGATCTATGGATCAACCAAACATCTACAAAGCTCAAATCAAGGGTAAACCTGAATATCGTGGTATGCAATGTGGTTTCCGTAATCCTATTACTGGTGAAACTAACATCAATACTATGAGCTTTGAACAGGATATGGCAGTACTTCATCGTTATGCTACTTTGGCAGTTGTAGTACTTGATCCTACTAGAACTATGAGCTTTATACCTTTGGTTTTGCAGGGGTAAACCCTAGTATTGATTAAATAAGTGTTTAAATAGGGGGGTTAATTGCGTGAGCAATACCCCCATTACACTTATTAAAATTATTATTACTAATTCATTATTGAGAATTAAATAAACGAAATAAAATGGGAAGAACAAAAAGCAATGGAAGTGAGATTAATATTGATGATGTAGATTTGACCGCAACTAATGACATGGTAGCTGTTGAAATTAATAAAGATATTAATCTATCAAACAAAACAAATGTACAGAAAGTCAACGTAGATAAAGACACAGTTCCTTCATGTTTGAGGAATGAACGTGTTACTGTACGCAAAATAATGAAAACAAAGAATGGTATCTTTGATAAGAAACATGTACTATATGGTGGTATGTTGGATTCTTCAAAGAAAACTTATTGTGTTCCTATGTTATCTTCCGGTACTTACGTTAATGTACTTACCAATGATGAGAAAGCATTTCTTGAAGATTTCTTAGGACTTGAACACAATGCTATGAGCGTATACAAAAGGCATGATAACTTTTGGGATGATACTAATCCTAATGGTTGTGGTGCTGTAATCCTTGGTAAACGTGATACAATCTTAGATCTCTCAAATCCTAATGATTATATCAAATACAAAGTTTTGTTGGCTAATAAAGACTTTATTTGTCCATCAATGGAAATGCTTGACGAATATCCAAAACAAAGCTATGAGTATGTTATAATACAAGAAGGTGTTGAAACTAAGAGAGCTAAGGATAGTATGTCACTTACCATGAAATGCTACAAAGAGTTTGGTAAGATTGAAGATAACAAGAAGAAACTTAAATTCCTTGTTGAATCACTTACAGCAAAAGCGTATGGTGAGAATACTGATATTGAAGTATATCAAACTAAACTCAATGAACTTATACAGACTAACGCTAAGAAAGTATATGAAGCTATGCGTGATCCCATGTTGGATACTAAGATTCTATTGAAGGATTCCGTAGCTAATGGTTCAGTAGCAATGAAAGGTGATTACTATTATATACGTGATACTAATCAGCCACTTTGTGAACTCAATCAAGAGCCTACGTTGGCAGTAGCTGCTGCATACTTGAATAGTCCTAAACATCAGGATGTACTATTCTTGTTGCAAGCTAAACAAGGAAAATAATAAAACAATAATAATATGACTAATGCTGAATTTTTAAATGGCTTTAATCTGTTATATGATAGTGTAACATCAAACCAAGCAGCAGGTCTTAATGAGTATGAAATTTCAACCTTTCTTACCTTAGCACAGAATGATATAATAAAGAGTTATTTCAATCGTATATCAAATAAGAAGATGCAAGGTTTTGACGATAGTCCTAAAAGACAGGTTGATTTTTCAAAACTCATGAAAGTGACAACGTTAGAACGCATAATCAATCATCAGTCATTTAATAGTAACTCAAAGTTATACAGGATGCCTGATGATCTATTTGTATTCATCAATGAACAGTGTAAAGCTGATAAGAAACCATTAGTGGTAAAACCTATATCGTTTGATACTTACAATGATGTGATGTCTAAACCATTTAGATACCCACCTAAGAATTACGCATGGCGTCTTTTAACTGATAATGATAGTGTATTCTCAGGTCATAGTGTTGACTATACACAAGGTTGGTATAATTTAGATCAAGCTGGTTCTATACAGATAACTAACTATTCTGATAAGAAAGTTAACTTTGTTATTGATTATTGTGGTAAAGCTCTTGACTACAAAATACCATGTTATCTAGAAAAAGAAAGTGAAACTGAATCAGAAGTAAAAATAGTTTTATGGCTTAATGATGAGTATAGAAATGATGGTTTTACCAGTGATATATACGATTGTCTTAAAGCGCAAACTGGTGAACTTAAAGAAGATATAAAACGTTATTTAGGTTATGGAGATGATGTTGAAGTTGAAGGTGGATTCTATATACCTGATTGTTTGTTTGACGTATTTTTTGAATTTATGAAATATGAATCAAAAAATGGAACAGGAGATTTTAGTTTAATTATTACTGCTGATCCATGTACATTCTATACTACAAAGCAATCAACTATAATAGAACTGATAGCATTAGATGATATAACTAAATACGAAATACGCTATGTAGCTAAACCTAAACCAATAGTTCTTTGTGACCTTGATGATAATCTAAGTATCAATGGTTATACGAAAGAAACACCATGTGAGCTTGATGAGTCTTTACATGATGATATACTCAAAAGAGCTGTTGAATTAGCCAGCGCTTATTACAAAGGTGATTTAGGTACACAAATACAAATAGGTAGCGCAAGTGCTACTGATATAGGAATGTTGAACACTTCAAAAGATTGATCATGACAGTAGAAGAATTTAGTAATCAATTTGACTTAGCGATAGATGGTTATGGCTTAGAGATAAATGAATACGATAAATCTGTTTATTTAACTCAGGCGCAAGAAAACATTTGTAGAGCTTTATATTCTAATCAAGCTACTGGTGATGGTTTTGAATCTGATGAAAGGATGCGTAGATATATTGATAATCTGGTAACTGAGGAAGAACTTAAACTAACTGATGCTAGTCTGATGATAGAAAGAAAAGATAGTGGTTATTTGGCAGTAGAAGCTGATATACCAAAGGATCTCTGGTTTGTAGTATATGAATCAGCTATATCATCTAAGAATACAAATAGTGAGATTATAGTAGTTCCTGTTAGGGTTGATGATTATTGGCGTACAATGCGTAATCCTTTTAAAAGACCTAATCACAATAAAGCACTTAGAATAGATAATGGTAATGGTACATTTAAACTTGTATCAAAAGATCCATTAAATAAATATGTAGTAAAATACTTGAAAAGACCTGATCCAATAATCTTAATTGATTTACCTGATGGTCTATTAATTCGTGATAAAAACAAACAAAACACGTGTGAGTTAAATACTGCTCTCCATAGTCTTATACTTGATGCAGCTGTAAAGTTGTTTTTGAGTACAAGGGTAAAACAAAGCAGTGATGTTTAATTTAATCTTTTAATAAAACAATGAATTTTTCAGAAAATGTAAATCGGCATTTTTATGTCGTAAGTAGCATGGCTACTGCGTTGAATGGTGAAGTAACTGCTAATACTGTTGGTGCTGGTGCACTTAAACAAGATCATGAGGGTAACTTCTTTTTTATAATCAATGGTGCTGATGGCAACACACGCAGAACTCCTTACTTCAATGCAAATCAAATTAAGAGCGCAGCTATTACTCTTGGTGCTAATCAAGCACACAAACAGAAAGCTCTCTTGGTAACTCTTGATTCTAATGTTAGTGCAGAGCCTATCAGTGGACAAGATTATCTTGTGCGTGTAGTTATCAACAATGCTTTTGGTATGGGTTCAAATAACAAATACTTTAAGTATGGCGTAGCTCATGCAACTAAGAGTACAAAAGCATCAGATCTTTACAAACAGCTTGCAGAGAGCCTCTATGTTAACTTCTCACGTGAGTATTCAACTTTTGTAAACATTGGTCTTAAAACTGCATCTGGTATTTCATGGTTGACTTCTAAGACTGCTCCTAGTGTAACAGCTACTGGTCTTGTTATCGAAGAAGCATCTCAGGTTAAAGATTGGAAGCGTGGTAAATTCCAAATGGATTATGTAAACTTTGAGGTTTATACTGGTAACATTACAGTTGATGGTGTTGAAGAGAATTGGGGTACTGTTGCAGAAACTGATTCTGTAAACTCTATCTCTAATGGTTACAATATTGCAGATCTTGAATACTTCTGCATGGGTGAGCGTGGAGATATTTATCGTGGTATTGGTTATCCTAATAACTTTGATACTGAATATTTGGTAGTACCTTCTAAAACTTATAATGTTCTTGATATTGATTACTATCAGGAAGGTGAAGGTGTACAGAATCTTCAATCTCCTTCTGTACTTACAATAGTATGGGATGCTAGTGTAGCTGCTGTTAATACTGCAATGACTTCATTGGTTAACACTATCAATGGAACTAGCGCAGCTAGTGCAAGTGCAGCTTCAACGAAATAATTAAAACAATAATATAAAGGGGGTTATTGATTAATTCTCAGGGGAATTGCTTGCGAAAGTGGTTCCCCTTTTTTATTGTTTTTATTTATAATAAAAACTTTAATCTTATTGACAAAGGTAGTATCAATATATTATCTTTGCAAAAAATTTGAATTATGGCTACATATAGAGAAATGGTATATGCTACCTTAGATCAAGTAAAAGCTATGTCTGATGATGCGTACATCTCAGAAGAATACGCTTTATTCTTACTATCAAATATTAGGGCAGCAATACTAACACAGTTTTATCAAAATGCGCGTAAGGAGATAGTTGCTATGTCTGAGTCAAATTATCAGACAGTTGAAATAAAGCTCTCTAACAGCACTTCTCCACCTATACAAGGAAATGTTCAATCAAGTATAGAAACTGTCCCAGAGATGCTTAAAATAGGCAATGTGAAGGTTTTTACAGGTATATATGG